CTAGCGGCATCAACCCTGGTTTACAATATATCAAGTGTCTCCGCTCCAGCTATAACTAACGCAGCTAGTGGAGATTTATTAACATCGGAAATAACAGTATCAATCCTAACGAGCTGGAGTTAAAATGGCACAATCAGAAGACTTAGCCTGGTTAATCAAAACAGGCCAGATTAAAGAAGCACCAAAACCAACAGCACAAACTAAGAAAGACGAGGAATAACAATGGCAATATACTTAAATAATAACGTTGGTGTTAAGTTGGCTACTAATGCTGCACCAACTGTACCTTCAATCGACATTAGCTCATACGTAACTAATGCCGTAATCAACCAGATTGTAGATGAGTTAGAGGTTACAGCGATGGGCGATACAGCTCATAAATTTGTGGCTGGACTACAATCAGGCACCTTTACGATCGACTTTATCAATGACTGGGCAGCTTCTCAGGTAAATGAGACACTAAGCGCAGCCTTTGGCAAGACCCTCGCAGTCTCAGTAATTACTGTTAAGGGCACAGCAGTATCAGCAACAAACCCAACTTATCAATTTTCAGTATTGGTAAATAACCTGACCCCAATCGGTCAAGGTGGCGTGGCTGAAATTGCAACATCAAGCATTACCTTTACTGTAAACTCCGCAATTACAGTGTCATCATCTGTGGCATTTTAATTAAGGAGTAATAATGGCAAAGCTAAAGATAACAAGGGCTAATGGTGAAGTCTCCGAACACAAGATAACACCAGGTGTCGAGTACGCTTTCGAACAGAAGTACGGATCAGGTATTAGCAAAGTCTTGCGTGAGCATGAGAGGCAGACCGAGATATTTTGGTTGGCTTATGAATGCTTACGCAGGGCTGGCGCACAAATACCTGTGTGGGGAATTGACTTTATAGACAGTTTAGAAACTGTCGAGGTGTTAGACGACGAAAAAAAATAATCGAGCGGTCATCGATTCTCTACTCAATCGCTCAACTGAGCGTGGAGACTGGAATACCGCCTAGAGAGTTTATAGACATGGATAGCGAAATGTATGCGGCAATCATACAGGTGCTAACCGACAGAGCTAAGGAGATTCGAAATGCCAGCAGAAATCGTAGGCGTTAAGGATGTCCTTGCAGGTTTAAGTTTTATTGACAAAGACATGCAGCAACGCATAAAAAACGTTATTGATCCGCTTATGCGTAATGTGGCATCTAAAGCTAAAGGCTTTGTGCCCAGTAATGCTGAAGTGTTATCGGGATGGACTAAAGAGCCTAACCCAGAGATCAACTACCGCCCATTTCCTAAATATGATGCTGGCACAGTTAAAGCTGGTATTGGATACAATGCAGGAGAAAACCGCACGTTCAAAAATGGTTTTAGAGTAAGTAATTATGTTTACAACGTAAGCGCACCAGGTCGGATATATGAGACCGCTGGCCGAAAAAACCCACAAGGTAGAGCGCCATTTCAGCAGATCGATCCAAGTTTGCCTGGCACAACCTTTGGCAAAGTACAAGGATTTGAAGGCAAGGTGAGGGCACGTGAGTACACCTACAATAAATCTACTAGAGAATACGCATCTAATAACCCATTTGCAGGTTACCAATTTGTGACATCTATGCCAGCATTAACATCACAACCAAGAATGAAGGGCGTACGTACAGGTGGTCGCAAAACTAAAGGCCGTTTGATTTATAAAGCCTGGGCACAAGATTCTGGCAAGGTTTATGATGCAATACTGGGCGCTATAAACGCTACAGCTGTACATTTTAATAAATCTACACAAGTTAAGAGGGCTGCATAATGGCCAACGTAGTTGTCTCGGCACTTGCTACCTGGAATGGCAAAGCGCTTAAAAAAGGTAAACAAGATCTAAACGCATTTGATAAACAAGCCAAGGCGTTAAATAAATCACTTACTAGGTTATTTGCTACAGGTGCGTTAGTTGCATTTAGTAAAAAGGCTATCAATGCGTTTGCTAATGATGAAAAGGCTGCCAAGTCACTAGCCGTACAATTAGAAAATACTGGCAACGCATTTAGAGTATCTGAGGTTGAGGATTACATAGCCAGCCTACAGTCTTTATACGGCATATTAGACGACCAATTAAGGCCAGCATTCCAGACACTATTGAACGCTACTGGATCAATTACTTTAAGCCAAAAAGCATTAGAAACTGCGTTAAACGTTAGTGCTGGCACCGGTAAAGATTTAGCAAGTGTTGTAGCTGCAATAGCCAAAGGCGCAACAGGCACAACTACAGCCTTATCAAGATTAGGCACAGGATTAGATAAAGCCACAATAGCCAGTGGTGACATGAACAAGATCATGGCTGCACTCGATAAGAAATTTGCAGGCCAGGCAGCAGCTAGATTAGATACTTACGCTGGCAAGATGGATTTACTAAAGGTCGCATCTGCTAATGCAACTGAGATTATAGGCAAAGGCTTAATTGATGCGTTAACAGCACTTAGCAAAGATAACTCAATAGATCAAGCTGCTAACTCAATGAATAATTTTGCTAACGCTATTGCCAACACTACTAAAGGCATGGGCGAGTTAATTGGTCAAGTAAAACAAATTATTGATAGCGATGTCGGCAAGTTTTTGCTAGGCCTCACTGCGTTATTAACTCTAGGCAAAAAACAACTAATTGGCGCAACTGTCGGCCTTATTGCTTACGATATAGGCAAGACTCCTAAATCCACTTCTAATTTTAGTTATGGGCAAGGTAATCCTAGGGCTGATCTAATTTTAGCTAGAAATTTAACCAAAGCACGCAAAGATGAATATGCCATCATTACTGCAAGTAATAAGGCTAAAACTGAAATTGATAAACTATCTGAGAAGTTTGACACCGAGCGCATTGGCTTGATGAAGGCATTAAACGAGGCCACCGATGCTGAGACTAAATTACGCATTAACTCTAAATTAGCCATTTTAGACAATAATGAGGCTTTGGCTGCTAAATATCTAGCCGAGATGGAAGCTGCTAAAAATGCCATGAAGTTAAGCGCAGAATTATTAAGCACAGCCGATGCTTTGGCTAAATTACGTATTGTCACCCAAGCCGATTACACCAAGCAGATGTATGCAGGATCAGCCATTTATTACCAAGGCAACGCTGCGCCTATCCCATCATCTGCTGCCGCTGCTGCACCTACTGTAATCAACAATAATACTAACTTGACAGTAGAAGGCACAGTCATATCACAGGATGCAGTATTAACTACAGTGCAAGAAGCATTACAAAGATTACAGAAACAAGGATCATCTATAACCTACGCTGGGTCACTTTCATAATGGCAGTGCCAGTAGTAAACGCTTATATTAACTTTAGCACTGGCCCTAGTTTTGCCCAAGCCATGATTTTAGATACTGGTATATTAGACGTAAATATATTAGAGGATTCAACAGCTATTATTGTTGATGTATCAAATCAAATCAATTACATACAAACACAGCGAGGCCGTAATGCGTTAGCCGATCAGTTTCAGACTGGTACTTTAACATTACGCATAGTAGATCAGAATGGCGATTTTAATCCCACAAATCCAACTGGCCCTTATTTTACATATTTGACACCCATGAAAAAAGTGCAAATTACTGCAACCTATGGCGCTACTACATATCCAATATTTTCTGGTTTTATTACAAGCTATATCAATACTCAACCCAAAGATGCCACAGAAGTTGCCTACACAACTATTCAAGCTGTAGATGCATTTAGGCTTGCCCAAAATGCTCAAATATCTACAGTTACAGGTGCTAGCGCTGGTGACTTGTCGGGCACACGTATAAATCAGATATTGGATCAAATTGACTGGCCAGCAACTATGCGTGATATAGATGCAGGTTTAACCACAATGCAAGCCGATCCTGGCACACCTCGCACTTCTTTAGATGCTATGCAGGTGATCGCCCAATCAGAATATGGCGCACTATATGTCAGTGCCGATGGTGAGTTTGTATTTCAAGATCGCTCAGTGACGGCTGGGTCAATAGGTGGCACAGTTACTACATTTAATGATAACGGAACAGGCATTTCATACGCTAACGCTAATTGGAAGCTAGACGATACGCTCATATTCAACTCTGCCCAAGTCAGTAGGCTTGGTGGCTCAGTGCAATCTGCCAGCAATCAGGCCTCTATTGATAAGTATTTTATACACAGCTATAACATCCAAAATCTATTAATGCAAACCGATGCCGTAGCCTTGGACTACGCTCAGGCTTATATTGCCAGCCGAGCCGAAACCAGCATTAGATGCGATTCGATAGAACTAGATCTATACACCAATAATTACAATGCAGGCATAATTGCAGCTTTAGAGTTGGACTTCTTTGACCCGATCAGGGTAGTCACAACCCAGCCAGGTGGATCAACCCTGGACAAGACTTTACAAATCTTTGGCGTGCAAAACATCATTACGCCCAACAGTTTTAGAGTGGTCTTTACGACCTTAGAACCAGTTATAGACGCTCTAATTTTAGACAATACAACAGGATACGGCACTTTAGACTATAATGTGCTTAGTTACTAAGGAGTAAAAATGGCAAAACAAACCTTTACGACAGGTCAGGTCTTAACAGCTGCCCAAATGACCAGTTTGCAACAAACAGCCATGCTTGGTGGTGCAGCTAATGCAAAAACTGCATCCTACGTATTGGTCGCTGCCGATGCTGGCGATGCAATAACAATGAATAATGCTGGCGCAACCACAATTACTGTTAACACAGGATTATTTGCAGCAGGCGATACTGTAACAATTATTAACCTTGGTGCAGGTGCTTGCACAATTACAGCAGGCACGGCAACTGTAGCAACTTCTGGATCTTTAGTTTTAGCACAAAATCAAGGCGGAGTTTTAAGATTTACCAGCGCTAGTGCTGCCATATTTTTCCAGTTTGCAACACCTGCAGCGGCTAGTGGCGGAATGACTTTGTTAAATGGACCAAGCGGAACAACATTTAGCGGATCCACTTTAACAATAAATGTAACCACAACAGGTTATACAGCATTAAAAATATATTGTAAAGGCGTTTATCAAAGCGCTAATGATGTTTTTAATTTACGTATTAACGGAGATAGTGGTAGTAATTATTCTTATGCAACTTTAAGAAGCGGACCAAGCGGAGTTGCATCCGCTAGTTCTACAAGTTATTTTTATATTAACCAAGGGTCGGTTACTTCTAATTCAGATGCTAAATTACTAACATTTGCAGAAATTGATATATTTAATCCAACTGATACAGATTTTGTGCAAATAAATCACACAGCATCAAATGGTCCAAGCGGAGATATGAGATTTACTGTGGGTCAAGGTATGTATGATTGTTCAGCGGCAATTAGTTCAGTAAGTTTTGTTTGTGTTTCAGGAACATTTAGTGGCGGCACAGCCTATGTGTATGGAGTTAAATAATGACTAAGCCAATGGTAAGAATCCACGATACAGAAACAGATCAAATAATTGATCGTGAAATGACCGACGCTGAGTTTGCCCAACATAAAAAAGATGAAGCAGAGTATTTAGCTTTCAAAGCTAGATCTGAAGCGCACTTGCAAGCAAAACAGGCCTTACTTGATCGTTTAGGTATCACTGAGGATGAAGCAAAACTACTTCTAAGTTAATGAAACCTAAATTATGTGCAGCTGGCGTGCAGTTACGGAAGCAAGTTGATACCTGGTTTCCAGATAGGCGTACTGCCAGTGATGGGTGGGTGGGCGATAGCCGTCACGCCGCCAGAAAATCGGATCATAATCCAGACGAGTTTGGGTGGGTCAGAGCAGTTGATATTGATTCTCGCCTTTGTGCATCCGAGGGGATCAGTGCTGATCTGGCTGACCAAATCCGAATCGCTGCGAAAACCGATCAACGTATATCTTACGTCATCCATAATGGAAAGATCGCCAGTAGGTTATTAGGTTGGCGCTGGCGTAAATATCAAGGGGTCATTAACCACAATCAACATTTGCATGTAAGCTTTACAAAACTAGGCGACTCAGATGGACAACCATTTGATATCCCATTATTAGGGGGCAAAATATGAAAATAAGCAAGAAACAGAAGGCTGTACTAAAATCATACGCACGTGGCGTATTAGTATCATTTTTAACATTCTTAGCAAGTAATGAATTGGGTCTTGATCCTGCTGTAGCTGTAATTGTGTCAGCGCTCGCAGGGCCAGCGGTTAGGGCTTTAGATAAATCCGATAATGCCTATGGCATCGGTGCTAATGACAAATGACACCTGGAGAATGGGCTGGCTTTGGCGCTGGCGTTATCGCCGTGCTATCAGGCGGGCTGCTCGGATTACGTTTTTTAGTTAAAGGCTGGTTAAACGAGCTAAGACCTAATGGTGGCCAAAGCATGAAGGATCAGATAACACGTTTAGAAAAGCGTGTCGATGATCTATTTGTGTTAATCAGTAAGTCATAATTTAATTATGGCTACTAAACGCAAGGCAAAGAAAAAACCAGTGCGCAAGCGCAGGACTACTAAAGAGCCTGTACTAACTAAACTGGATTACTGGGCTATAGCAGCTAATGAAGTTTATATGGCTTGCCGTAAATCTGGAATGGATGAAGGCACAGCCCTAGCCTTTGCGATGGATAGGTCAAGTTATCCTGATTGGATTGTCGATCCTAAAGATCCAATAAAAAATCCACTTGACGATTACGATGAGGATGACGATTAAGCGTTGGCTAGTAATATCCGATTTGCAGGTGCCATACCATCACGAGGCAGCTGTAAAAAATGTAGTAAAGTTGGCAAGGCGTGAGAAGTTTGACTCTGTATTGGTGGTCGGGGATGAGATTGATTTCCAGTCAATTAGTAAGTGGGCTGAAGGCACACCTTTGGCTTACTCAGAGGACTTACATACAGATCGTGAGACTTGCAAGCAAATACTTTGGGATCTCGGTGAGTACAGTCAAGAGATGCATATTATCCGCAGTAATCATACTGATCGCTTATATAACACTCTCTTAAAAGTACCTGGGTTAATAAACTTACCAGAGCTGCAATACCCAGCCTTCATGGGCTTTGCCGAGATGGGCATGACCTATCACAAACGAGCTTATGAGTTCCACCCTGACTGGGTTTTATGTCATGGCGACGAAGGCAACATGAGCCAGCACGCTGGAATTACAGCCTTGAACCTAGCCAAGAAATTTGGTAAATCCGTAGTCGCTGGGCATAGTCATAGGCTGGGCGCCAGTGCCTATTCAGAGGGCGTAAACGGCCATTACAGGGCTTTATATGGCATAGAGGTAGGTAACCTTATGGATCGCAAAAAAGCCTCTTATATCCGCTATGGAAGCGCAAATTGGCAGATGGGCTTTGCTATACTAGAAGCCAGCGGTAAGACCCTGACACCGACCCTGGTGCCAGTAAATAAGGATGGCTCATTCACAGCTTTAGGCAGACACTATGGGGCTTAATCACGATTACCCAGAGCGTACGATTGATGACCATATCGACGACCTGGAAGATATTAACGTTATCTAATCGTTATAATAAAACAGCCCTAAATAATCCACAAAGTCGCCCACAGGTGCAACACTATGCCTGTGCCACAAAGTATGTGCGCACAGATTGGGCTACAAATGACTATGGAAATTGCAGTTTATTTATTTATCGGTTTAAGCATGGCGTACTGGCTGGTGCTTATGCGTATTGATGACATGAAGCAAACTCACTATTGGCGAGGCCGTAAAGATGGCTGGGATATGCATAGACGTATGATTCAAAACAAGGTTAAAACCGATGAGGTATTTGACTATGACAAAAACTGAGAAGCTGTTTGCAAATGTTATCGCAACGTTGCACCAAAGAGGCACCGATTATGGGCACCCTATTGGAAACCATAAACGAATTGCCGAGCTGTGGTCGGCTTACCTTGGTTATCCGATCCAGCCGAATGAAGTTGCGATACTCATGTGCTTGGTCAAAATCAGCAGGCAAGCTGAGGATCCACGAGTCACTGACAATTACACAGATGCGCTTGGATACATCGCCATCGCTAAAACAATAACCGAAGCTATGCAAGATGAAGATGGGGTGTGGGAAGATGGCATTTAATTTAGAGGATTACACCACAGTCCAGGAGAGGTCAAATATATTCTGGGAAAGGTATCCAAATGGAGCAGTACGAACAAAAATTATCTCGGAGTCAGACACTAGAGTCATTGTTGTATGTGAATTATTTAGGGACTCAGCTGATGAAAAACCATTCGCAACAGGTCACGCCAAAGAGGTCATTTCTGATAGGGGTGTCAATAGAGATTTTGCGTTGGAAAATTGCGAGACTTCGGCTCGAGGCGTTGCTTTTAAGACGGCTAATATCGGTACTGAAAAGAATGGACCAAGTCGAGAAGAAATGGCTAGGGTTGTAAAGACACAAACCAATTACTCGCCACCTGGCTCACGAGCTAGAGCGGTTGAAGATGTGTTACGAGAGTCCTTTGCAGCGGATAAAAAAGAGCCAGCAGTTTGGTCTATTGGTGATGCAGTAGAAGCAATACCACAACCACCTAAAGTACAAGAATGCAGTCATGGCAAAATGATTCTCAGAGAAGGTACGGCAAAAACAGGCAAACCCTACTTTGGTTATGTATGCAGCGCACCTAAAGATCAACAGTGCGAACCAAGATGGCACAAACTGACAGCTGCAGGATCCTGGTATTGGGATGGTGAATGATGCAAACGATCAAAATTACAGCTGAGCAAATGTTAATCAATGAAACTGGCTTTTACATAGTTGGATGCGATGGCCAAGACTACGAAATTAAGCGCTGTCGATGTAACAAGTGCCATGATACGGACGGAGGTGAATGATGGGTTTTGTTGAGATTATTGACGGCTCAGGTTATCTAGCACGTTTGGAAAATGACCAGATAACCATAGAGCCAACCGACGACAAATGTATGGCCTGTAATGATGACAGGTTAATACATGATGGTAATTACTTAGTTTGTACTCAGTGCCATTGTAGGCAATAAGGATATTACCATAATGCACACACGATTCAAATGTAATGGCTGCAAACGTGACACGGAGTTTCTGTGGCTAGATCAGCTTGATACACCTGAAGGGTTTAAGGCTTATCAGTGCATGGATTGTGGTTGTGTAGGCGTTAAAAATGTGGTAGAGGCTTTGTCTATACCAGACTCAGCTATATGTAGATGTGATAAGTGTGGTGGTTGGCAATTCCTAGGTGTTGATTGCCACACTTGTCAACTTATTAAGGCTAGCGATGCCTGAAGCCACAGCTGAGGATTGGATTAAACAAAACAAATTGCGCCAAGAATGGCTAGCTGCGAACCCAGATGCTCAATACATAGGATGGACTTCAATATGAATATTGTGCCAATAAGCTTAAAGGCTGCTAATCAATTCGTTGAACAACACCATAGACACCATAAACCAACTGTTGGCCATAAATTCTCAATCGGTTTACAAAACGCAAATCAGTTAATAGGTGTGGTGATAGTAGGTCGGCCAGTAGCCAGGGGGTCTGATGATGGATTAACAATAGAAGTGGCACGACTTTGTACGAATGGCGTTAAAAATGCTTGTTCAATGCTGTATCAAGCTGCGGCACGAGCGGCCAAAGAGCTTGGTTACAAAAAAATACAAACATACATTTTAGACGATGAAATTGGCACAAGCTTGAAAGCGTGTGGCTGGAAAATGGAAACTTTGACAAAAGGTGGACAATGGAAACATACTCATGGCACAAGAAATAATAACCATCCTACACAACCGAAACAACGATGGGCTAGGCAGTTATAGACTGTGAGACAAATCACTGTCCACATAGTGAGACGATTTTATCAATTACGCATAGAGGGGGTTGCATGTATAGTGTAGGCTCTAGTGAAGCAGTGGCTCACAAAGCCACAAGGCGAGCCCGACAGGGAAAGCTCGCAAGGTGCTGGCTAGTTGGGATCGCTCTATTCATAGTGAATCTTTGCTTTGTAAAGACTGATTCCGTTGCAGCTAATAAACCAACACACTATAAGCAATACGCATTTATACAGCTTAATCATTCATTTACTGAGTTTTATTGCTTAGATGAGTTATATCATCGTGAGAGTAGGTGGAACCCTAAAGCACGTAATGGCTCACACTATGGCATACCACAAGGTAGATCTAAGTGGTTGGCTACTGTTGATGGTTATAAGCAAGTAGAGTGGGGTATTAAGTACAACTTAAATAGATATGGTTCTATGTGTAAAGCACTAAATCATTACAAGCTTAAAGGATGGCATTGAGTAAACGTGCAATAAGTAGTGGCAAGTGGCAGAAGCTACGCATTGTTGTGCTTGATCGTGATGGCTGGATATGTGCTATATGCAGTAGGCCAGCAGACACAGTAGATCATATTGTGCCACGTGTTAAGGGTGGCGATATGTGGGCACTAGATAACTTGCAATCGCTATGTAAATCATGTAATAGCCGTAAAGGTGGGCGTTTTTTTAGCCAGAAGGCGACCCCCCCTGTCTTTCCTGAACCTTCTCTCCCTGAGACAGTCCAGATCATTCCCGAATCACCCTTTGATAAACCTGATACGAT